GAACCTAAATCAAGTGCATTAATTTCACCAGCAACAGCNGTAACACNTGTTAAGTCTGTCGGTGCAATTGTGATGTTAGCAGTACCATCAAAACTTACTCCAGCAATTGTCCTTGCAGTTGCTAGTGCAGTTGCTGTAGATGCATTACCCGTTAAACCACCAACAAATGCTGTTGATGTAATGCTTGTTGCGCCAGTAACCACACCAGCGTCAATAACAATTGCACCATCAAGAACAATCTGCTGGCCTGATAATGGTGTAATTGTCAAGTCTGTACCAGCAGTACTGGTTATCGCATTCCCGTTGATATTAATATTATCTACTTGGAGTGCAGTCAATGTTCCTACTGAAGTGATATTTGTTTGTGCTGCACCAGTAACGGTAGCAGCAGTGCCTGAAGTATTACCAGTCACATTACCAGTTAATGTACCAACAAATCCTGTAGCAGTAATTTTACCAGTGCTTGGGTTGTATGTTAAAGTTCCGTCCGATTCCAACCCAAGATTACCACCATCAACATCACCACCAGCAGTGAAGATGAGAGCATTGTTCTCATTTGTAGATTCGTTATCTGTTATTGTAACGGTTGTTGCTAATGTTGCAAGGGCTACGGCAATATTTGCTGTTCCATCAAAAGAAGTTCCACCAATAGTTCTGGCAGTTTCTAGTGCTGTAGCAGTGGATGCATTACCAGTAAGAGGTCCAGCAAATGCGTCAGATGTAACTGTTCCATCGAAGAAAGCATCTTTAAATTCTAATGAACTTGTGCCTAAATCAATATCATTATCTGTTACTGGAGCTAACGCACCATCTATTAACTTTATTTGGTCTGCACCACCAGCTCTAAATATAATATTATTATCTGTTGCAAAATCTATATCATTGTCGGCATCTCTACCTATAACCAAACTTGTGTTAGTTAAAGAAGTAATTGTTGTTTGTGATGTACCTAAAACAAAATCTAAAGTATTATCCCCATCTTCGTATGTAACAGTAATTCCAGTTTCAGTATTACTTCCCACCATTGCACCGACAGTATCAGAAATAGTTTCTGCTAAAGTCGCACCATTGACGGTGATTGCGTCTGCTTCTAATGTTCCGTCAATATCAACATTACCAGAGATATCTAAATCTGCCATAGTAGCAGTTCCAGTTATTGTTGGTGCAGTTAAAGTTTTATTTGTAAGAGTTGCTGTTGAAGTTGTTGAAACTAAAACTCCGTCACTTCCAGACGGTAGTGTAAGAACATTATTTGCAGATTCAGAGTGTGGTGCCCCTATAAGTGTTTGAGCGTGAGCGTTTGAAGACTCACAATAGAATTTTATTTGTGAAACTGCTGAGCCATTGTTTTTGAGGTCGATAAGGCCACCAGTTAAGAACAAATTGCCGCCATCTGACATATCTAAGGTAAATGGAGTAATTGTAGCTCCACCATCATTACCTTTGATTACAAAATCTTTATCAGATACCGCAGTTGTGATTACATAATCACTTGAACTATTTGTGTGCGTTGCGATTGTAGTTCCGTCATCTTTGAATACGATATCAGCACCGCCAGCATCAAGAATAATATCTCCACCAACATCAAGAGTTAAATCTCCAGCTGGAGATATGGTAGATGCAGTTAGTGTGCTACCAACGACAAGTGTTCCCGATACATCAAGGTTACCATTAACATCAATGGTTGTAGCATTAATTTCTATTTCTGTATCAGCTACTAAGTCTAAAACCCCGTCTGCACTTTGGTGAATATATGTTCCCGAATCTCCAAACTGAAGTTGTCTGGTGCTGTTAAGAAGAACACCTGTATCAGCAACATGTGTGAGTGTTGTATCTTGATCTGCGCCGAAGTAAATTACTGAACTATCTGCAAGATAAATATCAGACCACTCTAATGAAGTTGTGCCAAGAGTGGCACCATCAGCTGACGATGGTGAAAAACTGGTTGTTGCAAGTGCAGCAGTCAGAGTTACTACTGAAGCAGTTGCACTAATACCACTAGTCAAAGAAGATGCATCTCCGATTAGAGTATAAATCTCTAAGAAATTGTCATTAACTTTATCTATAGCTACTCGTAGATTATCGCCAGTGCCATCATCTGCTGCACTACCTATTCCAATTGATTGATTTGCCATCTATACTCTCCTAGTGTTATTTATCATAAAAATATGGTTATTAATCATGTAGGATCACCAAATGGATTAGATTCCGAAAAGTCTAAGACTGTATCATCTAATGTATCAAACAATTCATTTTGTGCGGTCTTGTCATTTACATAATCACCAATATAATAATCTTCAGATATAATATATTCATTATCGCCAGTTTCAAGTAGAATACTTTCACCAAACGACGATGGATCATCACCCACACTAACTGTTGTGGCATCTACAGTAACATATGTTATATCAGATGTATAAGAAGATCGATCTACAGTTAATCCCTCACCAACAACTGATGCATTTTCAAGAGTAATTTGATATTCGGAACTGACAATTGATAGAGAATCTTCTATTGCATCAATTTCAGTAATACCTGTTTCAAGTGTTTCTGAACCATAATCAAACAGACGACACCTCATTTTATAAACTGGGTTGTTGTCCAATTGATGGAAAGGTTCATCATGATCTACAAAGTTAATCTCAAATAATTTTTTAAGTACAGGGTGATAAATTGCATCACCCTCAAGAGGACGATCAGAATCAGTCGCATCAGTTTCATTTATGATATAAAATATATCACCTGATAGCGCAGATTCAGAAATTGAGCCAGCCTCCAATTGAATAGAACCAGACGATGTTGAGTCTGTTGATGTTTCAATCTGTATTTGTTTTGTTTTTTCTTGAAATCTTGTCTTACTTACAACAAAGGTTGCTTCACTTAGGTTCTGTAAACCAAACTGAGACATCAGTTCTTGTTCTCCAGCATAACCACCACCAGAATCTTCCATATACATTTCGATAAGAGATTGGGTGTTGAACTTGGATAGTGCATCTTCACCAAGAACATTATCTTCTGCAACAAGTGTGCGGTCAAGATAATATACATCGTGACCATGAATTTGAATTGCTTCTGCAATCAAATTAGCATATAATGATTGTTCAGCTGTAATTACTTGTCCCGTAGTCATTAGCTTGGACTCCCTACATCACCAAATGGATTTGACTCATTGAAATCCAGCAATGTATCATCTAATTCATCAAACAACTCATTTTGAGCTGTCTTATCTATAACACCATCACCAACATAATAGTCTTCTGATATAATGAACTCATCGCCACCAGTTTCAAGTAGAATACTTTCACCAAACGACGGTGGATCAACCGGCACTAATGTACTATCCAGAGTTATCTCTGAAGAAGAGAGGTCAAAATAAGTAAAATCTAAACTAAACGGTTGGTTAACAATTGATGGATTTTCAAGAGTAATCTGATATTCCGAGCTAGCAATTGATAGAGAATCTTCAATTGCATCAATTTCTGAAATACTTGTTTCAAGCAATTCTGAGCCATAATCGAATAAGCGACAACGTAACTTATATACTGGATTGTTGTCTAATTGATGAAAAGGATCGTCATGATCTACAAAGTTAATCTCAAATAATTTCTTTAGTGTTGGATGATAAATTACATCACCCTCAAAAGGACGATCAGCATCAGTTGCCGCAGTTTCATTTAAAATATAAGATATTTGGCTATCAGAAACCGTACCAGATTCTAATTGAATTGCACCAGATGATGTTAAGTCTGTTGCCGTTTCTATTTCTAATTGTTTTGTTTTTTCTTGAAACTTTGTTTTACTTACAACAAAGGTTGCTTCACTAAGGTTTTGCAAACCAAACTGGGACATCAATTCTCGTTGGCCACCAAAGCCGCCACTAGAATCTTCCATATACATTTCAATGAGAGCCTGTTTATTAAACTTGGATAGAGAATCTTCACCAAGAACATTGTCTTCTGCGACAAGTTTGCGGTCAAGATAATATACAGAGTGCCCTCTATGGTGAATAGCTTCTGTAACTAATTCCGAATATAAAGATTTCTCAACTGCTAAGTGTGTGCGCCACCGAAAAGCACGAGGTTGGTTAGAAATTGCGGCTGGAAGACCGTGAGAATGAAAATGCTTATTAACTGCCATAATTTACCCTACCATGTAGTTAACTGGCAACTCAAATGTAAGCTGAATTTGTTCCTCTAACTTATTAATCTCCTCCAATGCCTGTGAATAAATAGCCTCACCATTCATAGTGACACCACCAAGCATAGCAACACCACTAAACTTAGATAGGTTTGCCCCCCATTGTTGCTTAATAAGAGCAGTTGCATATCTTTTTAGAAATATGTCATCAAAAATATCCGTAAATGTTGTTGGATCAATTTTGCGATAACATTCTGCAATGATAAAGTCTTCACCAGCAATAAAATCGTTTGACCAATCACCATCAATGTAAAGACGATTCTGATGTTGGTTAAATCGAATTGGCGTCTCACCAACAAGAATGTGTTCTAGAAGGTCAAGGTTATCCATGGCCATCTGATACTGAATTACAGAGGTAGAAGATAGATCATAAAGGTCATTAAGACGCAACTGATAACGAACATCAAACATGTTTGAACCACCACCCGTACCTGTGAATGGCCAGACCTGTATCACCGACACAACAGCAGACGGCATTGGAATAAAATTACT